GAACCACCGCTACCACCACCTTGCCCTGCGATGCCTCCTTGTGGCATTTGACCGCTACCTGCTCTACTTTCGTTATAATCATCGCCTTGATTTCCTGCTGAAATTGAACCTTGTCCACCCATTCCACCAGTTCCAGCATGCCCACCTTCACCACCTGAATAAGCACCGTCACCTACACAAGAACTAGATTGTCCACCATTATTACCTCCACTATTATTAGATGGAGTTTGTCCTCCTTTAGCCATTAAAGTTGAAGTGTTTATAAAATATGAGTCTGCTCCATCAGCACTAGCGTCTGAGTCAGCACCATCACCTACGACTACTGTGTAAGATTGTCCAGCGGTTACAGAGATATTATTTTTATAGGCACACGCACCGCCTCCTCCTCCATAACAACTTCCATTGCTATTTGTGCCAGATCCACCGCCTCCACCACCTATCACTACAACAGAAACCTTTTCTACTCCAAATGGAGCTATCCATGAATAAGTACCAGCAGTCGTATATTGTTGCTGACTATCACCTGCGTAAACTTCACCACCTGCACCTAAAAGCATCTGTTGAATAGGCATTTAATAACCTCCGTATGTGTTAGTTAATAGGTACATTTATGAGACATTTAATTTACTAGCTTGGATAAAAGCTTCATTGGCACTTTTAAAATAAACAGTAGCCATACTTCTTGCCCCAAGAGTTAGTGTACTTGCTTTTACATTGACTCCATCTGCTGTATTCCATAGATAAGTAAGAGCTGAAGCTGTAAGACCTAAAGCAGTGCCACCTAAATTTAAAAGAGTTACTGCGTCACCTGCTGAGAAGGTGCTGGCTGGAATAGTCCAAGAAGTATCAGCACCAACAACTTTACCTGCATCACTAGCTACAAGAGTATAAGCTCCTGAATTACCGCTATATGGTATAGAACGCAGGTCGCCTTTGCTGTCTGATACCGTTCCAGTTACCGTAATGCCAGCCGAAGTCGTCTCAAGTTTCTTACTGTCGTCATACATTAATTTTACTTCCCCGTTAGGGACAGCATCTATCATCTCTTCGTTAGACCCAGACCATACTTTAAATCGGCCTGTACCTGTATGTACAACTACATTACCAGTAGTATTTTTAACCCATGAGTGATTTGCATCATGATAAATCTCTAAATCATTTCCAGTCCCGAACCGAGCTTTAACATCATCGTTAAAGTCAACACCTGTAGCACCACCTACTTGAGTATTAGTATCAGGAGGGGTAGCCCATGTTAGACCACCTGTATTACCTGATTGTTTGCTGAGAAACTGTCCATTAGTTCCAGCGTTACTTATTTGCAGCCTTGCCTCATCAATCGCCTCATCAGCAATCTTGGCTTGGCTGGCAGCATCATCTTTGACGCCGCCTGTACTTATTTGTGTTAATGCCATAGTTATTTAGCCTCCAATGCAGCTACTTTAGTTTCTAATGTTTCCACTTTAGCTGACAACTCCTTAATAGCATTAACAAGAACAGGGACTAACCTTTCATATTTAAGACCATAAGCCGTGTCATCTTCATTGAGATTGACAACAAGCATGTCATCTTTCTTGCTTGCATATCCATCAGCTTGTTCTATTGCTAAAACATCTTGAGCTAAGAAACCAATATGTTGTCTTGCTCTTTTCTTTGATCCGTCTGGTGTAACTTCTGTTTTTAAACTTCCGTCTTCGTTATATTCGTTATACCAAACTCTTTTATCCCATCTATAAGTAACAGGTTTTAATTTATTAACCCATGACAAGCCATGAGTAAAGTCAGCAATATCTGTTTTATCTCTTTTATCAGAAGATGAAATAGAAGTATCAGCACAATATAAATTGGCAATATTATTATTACCAAGACAAATATTATTATCTCCAGTTGATATTGATCCTGAAGGTGAGGATGATGTTCCAGAGTAATGTCCAATACAAATATTATTATCTCCAGTTGTTATATCTTGTCCTGCTCTTCCTGCTACTCCAACATTTTTCCCGCCTGAAGTGACATTTAGTAAAGCCCAATAACCAAGAGCATGGTTTTCACTGCCGTCTGTACAACTAGACAAAGCGTACTGACCAAAAGCGTTATTTTCTGTACCAGTTGTAATATTAGTCCCTGCGTTAAATCCAATAGCGTGGTTTCCGAATCCAGTAGTCAAGCTAGCCAGTGCGGCATGTCCGATTGCTGTGCAGTTATAAGCACTAGTAAAACTTTGTAAAGCTGTGGTACCAATGGCTACATTTTTAGCACCAGTGCATCCAGAAGTAGCACCTTTACCTGCGGTGTTTCCTATAAAAACATTATCAGCGTTAGTAGTATTTTTTTCTCCAGCTTTATATCCTATTGCAATATTTTGAGTAGTCGAGGTGCAATTTTTTAAAGCATCTTCGCCTATTCCAATTTGTTTTGAAGCACCAGCAGCAGAAGACCCTGCACTGTTACCCATGTAGATGTTATCGTTACCTGTAGTTAAATCGTTAGCTGCTCCTTTACCAATAGCTATATTGTAACTTCCGCTAGTACATTCTTGAGCCATGTTATGACCAATAAAAGTATTACCTTCATATACACGGGTTGTATTAGAACCACTAGCACCAACACCTGAACCTATAAGTGTATTCTTTGATCCTGTTGAAATTCCACCTGTACCTTGATAACCAATAATTGTGTTCGCATCACCAGTAGTAATGTATTGACCAGCATACTTACCTACTAATGTATTACTAGTGGCATTGGTACCATCAAAAGAATCCCCTGGTCCAGTTCCAGCTAATGTATTACCTTGAGCGTCAGAATCAACACCACCACCAGCATCAGCCCAAGTTAAGCCTCCTGTATTACCAGATTGTTTCTGTAAGAACTGACCATTTGTACCAGCATTACTGATTTTTAAATTAGCTTCATCAACTACATCATCTGCAATAGTCTGTGCTCCATCAGCAGAAGATGTTACTTCACCACTATGGTTAGGGTGTGTGTAAGATGCAACATCAGCCCATGTCAATCCACCGTTATTGCCTGATTGTTTTTGTAGGAATTGACCGTTAGTTCCAGTATTACTAATTTGAATTTTTGACTCGTTAACAGCTTCTCCTTGTAAATGACCTTGACCTACGCTTCCCAGAGCCATTTGCGTATTAGTAACAGAAGCATCAGCTAATTTAGAGCCAGATATATTTGCACTGCTTGATATGTCTCCATTAACAATACTTCCATCAATGATGTGACTTGAGTTGACAGAGTTAGCACTAGGCGTACCAATACTTACACTTGATCCAGACGTAACTATAAAGAAATCACTCCCAGATGCAGGTGCAGCACTGAAGATTATATCATTACCATCTAGAGCAAATCCTTCTGACGGTTGAGAAGTTCCACTGTTAGGTTTCTGAATAACACCGTTAACTGAAACGATATGTTGTTGAGCAGAAGTGCCAGCGTTACTTAAAGTAAATCTATAAGCACTACCGTTAAAGGTTGCACTTCCACCTCCAGTACCAGAAGAACTAGAAAGTGTATTAACAAAAAAGCTGCCAACAGATGCAACGTCATCCCACGCTGAACCGTTGTACACCTTCATCTTGTTAGCGGCGGTATCGAAGTAAAGATCGCCTTCATCATTGTTAGACCCAGGTGCAGAACTAGCTACTCGGTATCTTGCATTAAAGTCGTTAATGTCATCGCTTAACTGCTTAACATCTGTCTCAGCAGCTAGAATCTTGTGATAGCTGTATGTATTGCTTGTAGATGTGGCTGTTACCATCAAGCCAACACCAGCAGCTAATGTTTCTCCGTTTAATGAACTAGGGAATCCATTAATAGTAACCGTAGCTGGAGTGCCATCAGTTGTACGTCCAGTTGTAGATACACCTGAACCATTAACTACAACTCCAGCCGCATTATTGATACTGACAACAACACCGTTAGCTGGCATGTTTGCTGTCGTTGGGAAGCTGACCTCATCAGCAATAGTTACGAAACCACCAATAGCTGTTTGAGAACTAGCAACGTGAGCAGCAATAACTTTTGAACTTGGTATCTCTGTATCGCTAGTGGTGTCTAAAGTTCCACTAGAAGTTTTAAAAGTTTTACCAGCGACAATATTTAATTCAGCAGTAGAAGCTGTAACGCCATCTAATTTGTTTAGTTCTGAAGTATTAGAAGTGATTCCATCTAGCGTGTTTAGTTCTGTTGGTGTCGCTAATAATCCATCTGTTTTATTTAATTCATCTGTCGAGGCGGTAACACCATCAAGTTTATTTAGCTCTGTTGTAGTAGCAGTTAACCCGTCTAATTTATTTATTTCAGTAGTAGAAGCTGTAACTCCGTCTAGCTTGTTTATTTCATCCTTGGTGGCAGTAACACCATCTAAGATATTAATTTCATCTTTTGTCGCAGTAACTCCATCAAGAATATTCAATTCATCTTTTGTTGCTGTCACTCCGTCTAGGATATTGATCTCATCCTTGGTCGCTGTCACACCGTCTAAGATATTTAATTCGTCTTTAGTCGCAGTAACACCATCTAAAATATTTAGCTCATCCTTGGTGGCAGTTACTCCATCAAGAATGTTGATCTCATCTTTTGTTGCAGTTACTCCGTCTAAGATATTTAATTCGTCTTTAGTCGCAGTAACACCATCCAATATGTTTATTTCATCTTTAGTGGCTGTGACACCGTCTAAGATATTTAATTCATCGGTACTAGCAGTTAATCCATCTATTGCTTGTACTTCGGCTTCTGTTAAATCAGCTAGTGCATTAGCTGTATTTTGAGCCATTGTTGCTAGCTCAGTTAGCTTGGCATTCTTAGGCTCGGCTGTTGTATCTACATAGTTCTTAGTTGCTGCATCCTGTGCTGCTGTTGGATCTGCAACTTTAGTCAGTCTTAAATTACCAGCACCAGACTCACCTAAGGAAGGAAGACCAGTAGCCTCATCAATACTGACTGTTTGGAACTGGCTATCTTTTAGCTCTTGGTCAATATATAAACTCTGTAGGGCACTTGTATCTAAGTCGTTAGCAGTAAGAGTAGAACCATCGGCATAATCGACAAGAGGCTCATCTAGTGATGAGTTTCTTCTTATTTCTATTCTTACATTTGCAGATGCTGTTGCTGTTCCCAGTCGTATAAGTTTAGGAGATACGTTAGTTATAACTTTGTATTCATTAGCCCCAATCACACTACCTGTCGCTTGGGCTAACTTGGTGTAATCCTTGTAAACTTCAATGTGTGCTTCTTTGATATAGGGGAAGGTAAAAGTAAAATCAGTAGTTCCACTAGCTGAAGTAGCGTTAATTACTCTTGTTGATCCGACTGTGTAACTCATGGCTTAATTTAGGCTTGGGGTGTTCAACCAACTATCTACTCCTGAGTTTACCTCTGTTTGGTTGATAGACATGGATTTATTTTTTCTTGCTTCGTTTTCTAGGATTAATTTACCTAGATGATTTTTACTAATAGGTTCATCGTTAGCTAATGCCTCTTTATATTCTGTGATTAGTTCTAGCTTGTAAGCTTCTTTTGCTGCATTTGCAAATGGTCTAATTATCTTTTGAAGGTACTTAACTTTTTCTGAGGTTTGTCCTTCTACATTTTCTTCAGGAAGATTGTTGTAATAAGGATCTCTGCTAACTGTTCTATCTAAAGCTTGTGCAAGAGTTTCTCCAGCTATTTTAATTTCTTGTGTACCAATAACTTTAAATCTATTCAGTTCTAATTCATCTAACTTTCTTCTTGGTAAATTAAATACTCTTGGACTCCACATACGGAAGTAACTACCACGACCACGCAATCTATAAAACTCTTGATGTGCTGCACTAATTGATTTATCTCTAGCTTTAAATGCTGATTGTGGAAAGAATAAATCGTTGGTTAGTTTTAATATTGGCTCTGAAGGTTTAAAAACATTAGATCCTAAAATATAAGAATTACGAACTGGTAAACCATCTATATCATCTAAAACTGGAGGCTGTGTTTGAGATAGTCCAGGTGTATTTTTAAGAATACTGTTGATAATATTAACGTGCATCCCTCTATGCTTTTCACCATTAACAGTAAAGGAAGTTCTTGTTTGTCTTATATAAGGATCTAACGATCTAGCAGCATTTCTTATAATGGCTGGATACCAACTAGCAGCTTTGTTTGTAAAGAATCTTTCCCAAGGATTTCTACTGCCTTCATAAACACTTCGTTGATCTAAGGTTCCACTGATTAAATCTGATAAATCTATCAATCCACCCATAGCTTGTTTTACAACTTGACCTAATCCAACATCTTTTATTGTCTTATATATAGTGTGCATCTCTGCTGCAAATAAAGCATCACCTGTTATAGGGTTATTAGTTTTTTCATATTCAGTTAGGTTTTGATAGTTATGTTGAAATGATCCAATAGAAGATAAAATTGTTCCCATTAAGTCAAAAGGACTTAAATCTATAAATGGCCCCCATTTCTTAGTAACAGGGTTCCTAATGCTAATACCAAAGTTTTGTATTCCTATTCTTTGATCTTGATACCTGTCGTTTGTATTTGTAGAAGGAGGTGGACTAAATCTTACATATCCTGTTTGAACTAATCCATAACCTAATAATAAAATTTGATGAGCAGTTGCCATGTATCCATTAGCTCTCGCTCTTGTGAAAACATCTTCACTTGCAATATCACGTTGGAAGCTGTCAACAAAATCTCTTGCAAAAGGTACTGTAGTTAACAGATCTTTCGTTAAGTTAACTGGTGTCCTATTGATAGGACTAATTAAACCACCTGCAATTTGTTGCCCAGCGTTACCACGATGTAGCTTTTGAACTGTGTCTCCATAAACATTTAAAAGATCTGTACCTGGTTGTAAGAAGTTTTTAGCTGGCTCTTCATTTACATAATCTTCTGCATATTCCAAAAGTTCTCTCGAATCTGTTATCCCTTCTTGTCTTCCTTTCTTTATTCCAAACTCATGTGTTTTTTGTTCTGGCTTAACAACGACATCATTAGTGAAGTTAATCCAATCCATTGCATTTTGAGCGTGTTTTCCTTTTAAACGTCCATTTTTAATTACGTTGCCATCTGCTAAATCAACATCTTGAAATAGTTGTTTTAGTAACTTGTCTGTCTCTTCACTAGCTTGCTGCCATTGTTCATTACTTCCTTCCTTTAAACCATCTCTTATCGCTTTATCTAACTGTTCATCCATTATCCTTGCCCACTCAGTAGAAGGGCCAACCATGCCAGCGTAGAAAGAATCTATGCCACCCATTACTCGACCTGAAATTGAATTAAAGGCAGTAATTACATGAGCTAAAGGATTTGCATTTGGATTAGCTAAAACTTGTAAACCTTCTGTATCTTCATGTAAAGCAGTTTCAAAATTTAACTCTAATTGTTGTCGGTTTGCATAATTTTTTGTTCTACCTTCAATTTGTCTACGACCTATATTGACAAATACTTCATTTTCTCTAA